CCACCGGAGGCTTGCCCGTGGAACCAACCGAAAGGCCAGGCATGAGCTTAGTCCCATGCATGGGCGGCTGGTGTCGCATCCGAAACGCATGCGCGCATCACTACGCGCAGACCCTGCCCGACCGAGATCCGGTCGAAAGACTGTGCGCCAAAGGCATTGACGAGCCTGCCCCTGTTCGCTGGATGGATCAGGAAGGCTCTAAATCGGCCGCACAAGGCCATGACGCAGTGGAGTTGGTGCGTGGGTAGCCTAAAGACGAATGGAGGGCTTTAATGACAATTAAACGATTCGCGGCCAGAGTTGACGAAAATCAAGCAGACATTGTGGAGGCGCTTAGAAGCGCTGGAGCTTCTGTGTTCATCGTTGGATTGCCTGTGGATTTGTTGTGCGGATTCGCTGGAAAAACTGTTTTGGTCGAAGTCAAGCGCGCGGTCGGCAAGCGCAACCCCCGCGCAGCCGACTACACCCAGCTACAGCGCGACTTCCTTGATAGCTGGCTCGGTGGCCCTGTCGCCACGGTCACTGATGTCGAGGGCGCGATGCGGGTGCTGAGAGTGATGGAGGCAGCATGAAGCGCGACAACCACTACACCAACTGCCAGGCCATCCTCCACGAATGGGGCGCGTGGGCTCGGCGTCCTCAGTTTTGGGCGCGATTGCGATGCACGGGTGCTTGGACCATGCTTCCAATGCCCAGCGAATCAAGGCCAGTGTCTGAGATCCGCCTGAGCCCGCAGTCACGGGCCATTCAATCGGTCGTCATGCAGATGGACGACAAGCGCAGCGGGATCCTCTACGCCTACTATGTCTGCGGCACTGCCTGGGACAACAATCCTGTTGTGTTCAAGCGCTACGGAATCGGGCGCACTCAGTTCTACGATCTGCTGAAGGAAAGTACACTCATGGCAGCGAACCGGGCCAAATCGGAGGGGTCGCTACATCCGTTTGAGTCGATGGCTTGACAGCGGACAGAAACTGGCCTAGATTGAAGAAATTAGATAGTCTGAACATATCTATCTTTGCGACTTGAGGCGCTTTCCTCATGACAGCCGATGAGGCGATTGCACCATGTATTTGCGGGAGAAGGCACTAGCCGTTTGTGAGCGGATTTCTAGCGGCGAAAGCGCTCGGAAGTCTTGCCTCGCTGAAGGCGTCAAGGTGCCTACATTCCTGCTCTGGTGCAGTCAGAACGCAGACTTGGCTGAGCACTACGCGCGCGCGTTAAGTTTGCGTGCTGACGTTCTGTTTGATGGTATTGAGGATGTGTCTGAAGACGCGGCCAATGCAGACAACGCTGTGCGTGTCGCTGGACTGCGCTTGAAGTCGGACAACCTCAAGTGGCAACTTGCGCGGATGAGCCCTCGCAAGTATGGCGACAAACTTGATCTGAATCACGGAGGCCGTGTTCAGTTTGAGCGCATAGAGTGCGTCGTTGTCGATCCTGCGGGTTGAGATAGCGCGGGCTTTCCTGCCGCTTGAGAGGCCCGCTAGATACCTAGGCGCACATGGCGGCCGAGGGTCTTCAAAATCACACTACTTTGGCGGCAAGTGGCTGCGCCGTAGTATTGCTGAGAAGTTTGATTGCGTGTGCCTTCGGGAGGTGCAGCGCTCTCTAGAGTTTTCTGTTAAGAAACTGCTAGAGCAGAAGATTGAGGCGCACAACGCTGGTGCCTACTTCAACGTCCAGGATAGGCGCATCATTTCGTCTACTGGTGGCGTCACGATATTTGAGGGCCTGCAGAATCACACCGCAGACTCCATCAAGTCTCTAGAAGATTTTGACGTTGCGTTCACTGAAGAGGCGCACGGCCTGAGTCAACGCAGCCTTGACATCCTGCGGCCAACGATCCGCAAGCCTGGATCGCAGTTGTGGTTTGCGTGGAATCCTGACCTAGCCACAGACCCGATTGACGTACTGCTACGGGGCGATAAGCCGCCGCCTGATGCAATCGTCGTTGAAGCAAACTACAGAGACAACCCTTGGTTGCCACAGGTTCTTCGTGAAGAACTGGAGTACGACCAGCGGCGCGACCCAGACAAGTTCGCGCATGTGTGGCTGGGACAGTACAGGCGCAACAGCGAAGCCCGCGTCTTCCGCAACTGGGCCATCGAAGAGTTTGAGACTGACGAGACAGCAACGTTCCGCCTTGGAGCGGATTGGGGCTTCAGCGTTGACCCTAGCGTCCTGATCCGCTGCTACATCAAGGGCAAAAAGCTGTACGTCGATCACGAGGCTTACATGGTGGGCTGCGAGATTGACTTGCTGCCAGATCTCTTCGACCGAGTGCCTGACTCGCGCAAGTGGTTCATCACGGCCGACTCTGCCAGGCCGGAGACGATCAGCTACATGCGCAAGCATGGCTATCCGAAGATCAATGCCGCGATCAAGGGTGCGAAGTCTGTCGAAGAGGGCGTTGAGTTTCTCAAGAGCTTCGACATCGTTGTGCATCCTCGGTGCAAGCACTTGATTGACGAGCTGACCCTGTACAGCTACGAGACGGACACGCTGACGGGCCAGGTGCTTCCGAAGCTTGCAGACAAGGACAACCACGTTATCGACGCTCTGCGCTATGCCTGCGAGGGCGCACGGAAGGCGTGGAAGAAGCCCGAAGATCCCGTCGAAGAGGAAGAAGAGTTCGGCGGCTCTTGGATGTCATGAAGAACGGACGCCACGCTTTAGGCCCCGCGTCATGCGTGGTCAGCTACAGCTACGCAGTGCCTGTCAACATGCGCGGCAAGCTACGCGAAATCACGGGCCTGCAGGTCAAGCGCAGCGACAGGGGACAAGGGCACGGCACAGCGCTTCTCGAGCAGGTGGCAGAGGAAGCAGACAAAGCAGCGTTGGCGCTGCTGGTGGTTGTCGAGCCCTACGACTCAGAGAAGAGTCAATGGGATCTCGGCAACTGGTATCGCAAACACGGGTTTGTTGACATACAGGTAAGCCCGCGAGTCATGGTGAGAGCACCTAAGCAATAACGATGGCAACAGACACCGAATCCCTGCTGAAAGAGGCGAGGGATCGGTTGGCAGCCGTCATTAAGCACGATAGCGAAAACCGCAAGGAAGCGGCGATCGATCACGCCTTCCTGGCTGGTGAGCAGTGGGATGCTGACGACCGGCGCATGCGCACTCAGGTTGAGCAGCGGCCCTGCCTGACGATCAACAAGTTGCCGGCGTTCGTACACCAAGTCGTCAACGATCAGAGGCAGAACAGACCTTCGATCAAGGTGCATCCGGTTGACAGCGATGCAGACCCGGAGATTGCCGAGGTAATCCAGGGCGCGATCAAGTACATCGAGTACAACTCCAATGCCGATGCGTGCTACGACACGGCTGTAAGCCACGCGACCATCGGAGGGTTCGGGTACTTCAGGCTCGGAACGGAGTACACCGACGAGGCAAGCTTCGACCAAGAGATCAAGCTTCGCAGGGTTCAGAACCCGTTCACGGTCTACATTGACCCGTGGAGCGTAGAGCCTGATGGCTCGGACATGAACTGGTGCTTCGTGACTGAGTTGGTCAGCCGCGAAGAGTTCGAGGCCATGTACCCCAAGGCCAAGGCTACGAGCGCTGAGAGCCTTGTTGTCGGCACTGGTGATACCGCAGTCATATGGATGTCGGACGACTCAATCCGCGTGGCTGAGTATTACAAGGTGAAGGTGGAGTCTGCCACCCTCGTGCGCACGGTTGACGGGCAGGATGTATTCGAAGACGAGCTTCAGCCAGGCCAAGAGATTAGCGTCGGATCTGACGGCAAGCCGATGTCGCGCAAGAGCGAGAAGCGCACTGTCTGCTGGTACAAGATCACTGGCACAGACATCCTCGAAGAGACAGAGATTCCGTGTAAGTGGATACCCGTTTTCCCGGTTTATGGGGATGAGCACGTTGTAAACGGCAGAATTCGGCGAAATGGCATGGTGCGGTGGGCGCGCGATCCCCAGCGCATGTACAACTTCTGGATGACGAGTGCGACCGAAGAGGTTGCGCTTCGTCCTAAGACGCCGTTTGTTGGCGCTGTCGGCCAGTTCGAGACTGCCAAGAAGTCATGGCAGCAGGCTAATCGCCGCTCGTTTCCGTTCCTCGAGTATGACCCTGTAACGGTCGATGGCAACCTTGCGGGCGCTCCGCAGCGTCAGCAGATGGCCGACGTGCCCACGGGTGTGCTGGCAATGGCGATGCACGCCAGCGACAACATCAAGGCCACGACGGGGATCTTTGACGCCTCGCTGGGCGCAAAGGGCAACGAGACGAGCGGCAGGGCGATCACAGCGCGTCAGCGTGAGGGCGATACGGCCAACATGCATTTTGCGGACAACATGGCTCGCACTCTGCGCCATGCCGGACGGTGCATCGTGAACATGATGCCGAAGGTGTATGACACGCCGCGGATCATGCGCATTCTCGGCAAGGACGAGAAGATGGACATGGTGCCCGTCAACCAGCCTTTGCCGCAGCCTGAGCTTGACGACAAGGGCGCGATCAAGACCGTGCTCAACGATCTGACAGTGGGTAAGTACGATGTGACCATCGGCGTCGGCCCCAGCTACACCACGCAGCGCGCCGAGGCTGTCGACGCAATGTTGCAGCTAGGGCAGAACTATCCGATGCTGTGGCAGGCCGCTGGAGACAAGATCGTGCGTGCGATGGATTGGCCTGGCGCTGATGAGATCGCGGACCGGCTCGAGAAGACAATTCCTCCGCAACTGCTTGAGAACAAGGACGAAGAACAGAACAAGCAGCCGCTTCCGCCGCAAGTACAGCAGGCTCTGCAGCAGGCCGCGCAGGAGATCCAGCAGCTACAGCAAGCGCTGCAAGAGGCTCAGTCACCCATTGCCGTCAAGCAGGCAGAGGGGCAGAACAAGCTCGAGATTGCCAAGATGGAAGCGCAGCGCGCTATGGCTGAGTTGCAGTCCAAGCAGGAGACGGAGCAGGCCCGGATCGAGTCTCAGGAGCGCATTGCCTCGATGAACAACGAGACCAAGCATGAGATCGCAGAGCTTCAGGGAATGATCCAGATGCTCATGGCAAAGATGGAGCCTCCGCCACCGCTTGTGCAGGACGTTTCAGAGGATCTATCCGAAGAGAAGGGCGCATCCAAGCCTGACGCGCTTTCGATGCTTGCTGAGGCTATCAGCGGGATGAACAAGCCCAAGAGGAAGCGAATGAGCATCGTAGCGCCTAGCGGGCAGGTTTATCAAGGCGAGATTGCCGACCATGAGGAGCAGGCCTAATGGCTATCCAGTACAGCTTGACGCATCGCACGAACGCGATGAGCCAGCTAAACACCGACATCGGTGCAAACGCTGTCATCAAGATTTTCAGCGGCACTGCCCCGGCCAACTGTGGCACCGCTGACAGCGGCACGATGCTGGTGACGTTCGCGGGCAACGCTGGCGGGTTCGGAACTGCGGCTAGCCAGGTGCTGACGGCATCCGCGGTGGCGTCTGTGACGGCATCGAATGCGGGAACGGCCGGTTATTTCCGCATCTACCCGAGTGCAGCGACGACAACCAATGCGGTTGTGCAGGGCACCGTGTTTGCCAGCAGCACGCTGGTCACCAGCGCGGCCACCACGGCCAACGGCAACGTGCTCACGTTTGCGGCGGTCAGCGGCGTCAGCGTTGGCCAGACGGTCAGCGGCACTGGCATCCCGACTGGCACGACCGTCATTGCCACCACGGGCACCACGGTGACGTTGAGCCAGGCTTCGACGGCTGGTGTTTCGAGCGGAGTCACGATCACGTTCGGCGGCGACATGGTTGTGACCAACACCAGCATCGCCAGCGGCCAGACGTGCAACTTCACGTCGCTCACGGTCACGGCGTTCGGGGTGTAAAAAATGGCTGACAATACCCTTCTCAATAGCGGGTCTGGTGGCGACACCATCCGCGACATTGACCGTGGGGGCGTCAAGACCCAAGTCACGCAACTGGACGCGGGCGGGGCATCTGGTGAATCGCTGGTTTCTGCCAACTCTCCAATGCCTGTCATTGATGAAGAGTTGGAGCACATCCTTTCTCAGATCCTTGCTGTCGCTCGGGCTCAGTTGTTTGTGTTGAGTCATATGGCTAACATCAATATCAGCCCGAACGAGTTCACGAACGACGACGATCAACTGTTCTAGGAATCATCCATGGCTATCGAGATTGCGGGTCAAGTCGGCCCACAGACACTGAGT